GAATGGAGAAAGCGGGTTGGTGAAAAGGAAGCTAATAAGATAAGTACTCGTGCTTTAAGACAAGGTACGAATGTACATAATATGATTGAAGAATTTTTGAATAATGATCAGCCTGATTTTACTAATCCAGTTGGGGTTGATTTGTTTAGATCTATTAAACCAGAATTGATACAGAGAATTAATAATATACACGCGCAGGAAGTTCCTTTATATTCTAAGCATTTAGGCTTGGCTGGTCGCGTGGATTGTATTGCAGAATTTGATGGTCGGTTGTCTGTGATTGATTTTAAGACATCCAGAAGGCCAAAGAAGAAAGAATGGATAAAGGATTATTTTCTACAAGCTTGTGCTTATTCTATTATGTGGGAAGAGCGAACTCAAATACCAATTGATAAGTTGGTTATAATGGTGAGTGTTATGGATGGTGATCCAGAAATATATGTAGAATATCGCGATAATTGGGATAATGAATTATGTTCTATTATTCGGGATTATTATGAAACCAATGGTTTAGAAATTCCTAAGGGCTGGGGTTTGTTAGGAAAGTGATATGGCCGAAGATCTTAAAGATCCCCATCACGATATAGTTAAGGAAGTAAAGGCTTGTCCTGAGTTGAAAAAGAACAAAGGGCAGATTCATGCTGTTTCTGGATTAGGCATAACAGGTTTGTTAGGGAGTATTGGTGTAGAAGCGTTAAATTTTTTGGGGGAAAATGTAGCCGAAATAATTGGCGGTGGAACTGGAGCAGGAGTAGTAATATTTTTTATTGCAAAATTCTTTGTTACTGAAATGGGTGAGATGAATGTACATTAACAGATAGGAGAATTTATGTCAGACATATTAGAGCAATTTGATCTGGATTTCAGTACGGATTTGGATTTCGGTTTCACTGCAGTTAGTTCTGCAGAAGTTGAGGAATCAAAGAAGCATGGTGAGAAGCTAGTTGATATCGGAGACAAGCAGGTAGGATTGGATGCAAAGTTGAATACGTTGGAAGAAAAGTTAAACCAAGTGTTGGCTGTTGCAGAAAAGAAATATGATGATAGGCTTGCAGAGAAGCAAAATAAATTAGAAGAAATGAATCAAAAGAAATTTCGGGATATTGAACAGTTTACATTACCTTTGTTATACAATCTTGCGAAGTCAGCTGAAGAGCCATATATCCATTGGCCAAACCGTAAGGAAATAGTAGAAGCTCAAATCAAAAAAATCATGGAGATAACCAGAGGTGAAAAACTTTAAGGAATATCTAACAGAGGTATGGGGTAAGAAGAAAACTAAAGATCTGGTTTTTCAGAATTTAGACACTACTGATCTTGCATTACCTATCAGTAAGAAAATGTTCGATAGGTTGTTGGGTGAAAGGAAACCCATACGAGCGGTACATATAACAAACTTTGATGGGTTTGAAGATCTTATTGCACTGCAAGGATCTCGTAAGCAAGTTTCGGCAATGACATATATGTCAGATACTACCATAGAAAGAGTACGCGATGGAATTGCAGCTGAAGGTGGAATGGCTGTTGTTCTTAAAGGTTATCCAGTGATAACATCCGATATTGATTTGCATTCAGTAGTAGATGAGCAAGGTCGCAGATGGATTATGCTAGCCAATATTACTCAGAATATGGGGTTTGATATGCTATGGAAGGGTATGAAAAGGAACATACAGGATGTACGAGATGAAATCCTATATGATCTTGAAAAGAAGTTTGGCGGATCGCCTCCATTTTGGGAGTATCTACACGTGCCATTGGAGTCAGAGGAATGGGAAGAATTTCAAGATGAGTTGAAGCGTGCAGATAAGAAGATAAGACGCAAAGTTACTATGAGACAATTGCAAGGACATGCAATTAAATCGTATATGGACAAGATTGAGAGGCAGGTATGGAAGCCTAATCTAAAGGCACTAGCGTCTGTATTTGATCCTGTTGGTGAAAGAAATACAAGATCTAGTTGGAATGAGATTCCATTAGTGGATATTGAGATCAAGGAAGTTCATATAATACGAGTGGATGTAATGAAGTATGCAGAAGAAACTTGGGGAATTGATGTTAATGATCCAGATGAATATGAAACAATACAAGATTTTGATGAGGATTTTAATCGTCAATACAACCGATATAAATTAGCCGGCTATGATAAGAAATTCAAATCAATCTATGTTGATACTACCGAAGGGGCTGGATTAGATAGGGATGCCAAGTATCATTTCCAACAATTATTTGTTGATGTAAATCAATTTAATTTGTAAAAAAGTGCACTTAGCCCTTGACAAACCTTAGAAAATATGGTATAATAGCTGTATCAAATTAAGAGGAATGTATGAGTAAAAGAAAAATTCAAAAACGTAAGGATAGAGAACGTAGAGTTAAACGAACTCGTAATATCAGATCTAATAATATTAGTAAAAAAGAGACTGATGAGTCTACAGTAGAACTTGATACTGATGATAAAGGGAATATAAAATTTGGAGATAGTAGTGCCTAATAATTCAAAAGGGTATGAATCATTGCTTCGGAAAGTTTATAATAGATTTCCAGATATGGTTACTGATGAAAGTTTAGTTGCAGCCCATTGGTTGATTGCCGATAGAGGTAAGCAGTATTATCAAGAATTCATTACTGAGTTGCAGAAAGAGCCACCCAATAATTTACCTGATGAGGATGCTGTGGATTGGAGAACTCGCGTTGTAGATGTCGGTGGGAAGGATACCATGATAACATGGGTTCCTACTAATAAGCCAGAGGATGATATTGAAACTCTAAGAAATTTTTTGGAATATCATGAGAATTTGTATTATACAGATCCAGATAATGTAGAAATTTCTGATTATGAGTATGATATGAAGATGAAAGAGTTAGAGAAATTAGAAAAGGAAAATCCAGAATTTAAGTCAGAGGACTCCCCTTCCGTTAGAGTTGGATTTGAGGGCAGTGAAACTCAGGCTACATTGGATGAACATTTAAAGAGTTTGTGATTGATGATACGAAGCTGTTGATACACTGGACGCGGGTTCGACTCCCGCCACCTCCACCATATGGGGGTGAAACTGGTACTCGACAGGTATGACGATGGCGGAGAGTAGATCACTTAGAGAGGCAACATCTCGGAAGTTGCAAAACCTAATTGGAGAATATAACCAATTACCTATGGCTGCCTAAGCGCAATGCCGGGGGTTAATAGGAGCCCTGTCAACAGAATATCTTATTAAGGTGTTGGGGATGCCACCTATGGAGAATGCATCCCCACAAATCAAATGGAGAGAGATATGAATAGAGGTAAATCCCAACAGTTTGAGAGGAAAAAGGTTTTTAAAGGTGTTAAGGGCCCTCCTATAAAATGGGAGTTTGTAGAAAAGGAAGCAGAGGTAAAGAAATTAACTGCATGGCAGCGGTTGAAATTGTGGTTTATTGAATTGCCAATATGGAGTATTAAATGACAGAAGATGATAAAGAAGTCTGTAAAAATTGCAGACATATAATTCCTCATATCAGTGAGGTTATTGGAGGCGAGTGGAAATATAATGCAAAATGTGCGAAGGGAAAACGTAGTCGCGATGGGAAATTGTTTACTATACCAGATCGTGAAACTTATTTTTGTGAAGATTTTTTAAAAAAGGCCTAAAGTTTTTCCAGAATATGCCGATATATAAGTATACACTTTTTTTATAGGAGTAACAAATGATTCAAGGTTTACAGCGTGCGATGCTCAACGCATACGATAATTACAAAAGAGCAACAGAAGATATTGAGAAGAACGTAGAGAAGATTTCTTCTGGTTCACGAATCCCGAATTTTTCTGATGATAGCGTTGATTCGGCATCAGTAGTCCGAATGACTAATAAAATAGCTGCACTGGAACAAGCAAATAGGAACGTTAAGAATTCACAAGATCTATTGTTAACTGCTGATACGGGAATTGCTCAAGTCAGATCTATCGTTGAACGTCTGAAAGAAATTGGTATCCAATCTGCAAATGATAATATTACTCAAGAAGAGCGGACAATTCTTTCTGCTGAGTATGATCAATTAATTGAAGAAGTTGATTTTGTAGTTACGACTACTAAGTACAATGGTATTGAATTACTTGATGGAACGTTTATGAATAAGACTGTTGCAATTGGTATCAATGATGATCCTAGTGAACATATTCAATTATCATTAGGTGATGCGTCTGCTAATGTATTGGGCGATAAGGTTGATGGTGGTAATGGTGTTACCTCAATTACAGATACCGATATCGATGATGGTGCAAATGCAGCTAGTGCGGTTGAAGTACTTGATATGGCACTAGAAGATTTAACTGCTCAACAAGCATATATTGGTGCATCTATTCGTAGGTTTGATTTCACTATTACTAATTTAGAAGGTATGATCTTGCGAACAGAAAATAACAAAAATAGTTTGACAGCATTGGATGAGGCGAAAGAAATTACTGATATGTCAATAAATCAAATCAAGCAGCAGACAGCATTGGCAATGATGGCACAGGCACAGTCTTTGTCGCAAACTATATTCCAAATGCTCCAGAATCATTAAGGATAGATAATGGGCGGTATTACTGAAGAAGAATTTTTAGAATTAACTAATGCACATACTCCCAAAACATTTTCTCTAGCTGTTGAAAGGATGGCTAGAGAAAGTGAGATTGGGTATCTTGATGCTATAATAGAATATACAAATACCAATAATATTGAAATGGAAATTGTACCCAAATTGATAAGTAAACCATTGAAGGAGAAATTAGAAGTAGAGGCTAGGAAGTTACATTTTTTACCAGGCTTTACAGAGTTGCCTATATGACAGGATATGATGCATACAAAATATACTTAGGGTTTAAGTTACATTTCACCAGTGAGAAGTATGATTTTCCCACATATAATGGAAAGGTGAAATATAAGAGAGAGTCTTACGAAAAGCGTAAGGACTCTCATTTTTTTGATAAGATTGCTCGAGTGTATAATACTCATGAATTAAAAGGATTGTTTATTTCTCATTTTGTATCTGATTCGCAGTTCAATGATCTGTATAGTGAGGATGCAAAAGATACCTTTGTTGGTTGGAAAAAAAGAATTCAGAGTATGGCATATAATTTCGAGAAAGAGCTTGATGTATTGTTAGGACGTGTTGAAAGCTTTGATGATTTGTTTAAGGTGGAAGATGGTAATGAGCCTATTGTTGTACAGGCACTTTATCATAGTGATATTTCAGCTGAGACTTTTATTATATTGGATAGTGTTCTAGGTTTTGTTGAACACATTGATAGGAATATTGATGATGAGATAATATGGCCAAGGTGGAAAACTCGTTGCAGTAAATACTCAAGATTGTTAGATGTAGATGTAAATAAGTATAAAAATCTTTTGAAGAAAAGGTTATTTAGCCTTGACAAATGAAGATTTTTATGGTATAATATAGTTATTAATTTAGTGAATAAGACGAATATTCAAAATATAAGGAGATATACAAATGGCAAATTCATTTGCTGCGCTTAAGCGCGACCGACAAGAAACTCTAACCAATTTAACTTCCGAATTAGAAAAGACCCAAACCGTACAGACTAGCTTTGAGGATGAACGCTTGTGGAAATGTGAGCGAGATAAATCTGGTAACGGCTATGCGGTTATTCGCTTCCTACCAACAGCTGAAGGTGAAGATGTGCCTTGGGTACGAGTATGGAATCATGGGTTTCAAGGCCCAGGCGGCTGGTACATTGAGAACTCACTTACCACGTTGAATCAAAAAGATCCAGTTTCCGAATACAATACTGCACTTTGGAATAATGGAACGGAAGCAGGTAAGGAACAGGCTCGTAAGCAAAAGCGTCGCTTGAATTATTATTCTAACATTTATGTTATTAAAGATCCAGCAAATCCAGAGAACGAAGGTCAGGTACGGATTCTTCGCTATGGTAAGAAAATCTTTGATAAGATTAATGATCTTATGAATCCCGAATTCCAAGATGAAGATGCAGTCAATCCATTTGACTTTTGGGCTGGTGCTGATTTTAAAATGAAAATTCGTATGGTGGAAGGGTTTGTCAATTATGATAAATCTGAATTTGATACGCCAACGGAATTTCTTGGCGGGAATGATAAAGAGTTGGAAACAACTTGGAATGCCCAATATCAGCTGAGTGAGTTTACTTCGCCTGATAATTTCAAGACTTATGATGAGCTTAAAACTAAGTTCAATCGTGTTCTTGGTTTGACTGATGATCCAAATTTGGAATTCCAATCTAGTAAGTTTGAGACAACTACTAAGGTTGAAGAGCCGGAGCAGATTGCTACTAGTTCTGATGAAGGTGAAGATACTTTATCTTATTTCCAGAAGTTAGCTGAAGAGCAGTAAATTATTTGGGGGAGAAATCCCCCATTTTTATAAAAATAAAACGAACAAAATGGAGTTTCACTTGTCTAATATAGTAGAGGTAAATTTTGTTTAAGGAGAAATGAATGAAAACGCGAAGTATAACAGTTGGAGTTGGAATTGCATTAATGATTGGTATGTTGACTGCTGGTACTGTGAACATAGTAGAAGCGGAACGTCAAGATCGTAGACGATCACATGATCGTAAAGAACGGTTTGATAGGGGTCGTGATATGTTACGACAATGGAGTGCATTGGAACGGTATCGACAGTTCTGGTTCAATACAACTTTTATGTTGGAATTGGATAATGAGACTTTAATTCGTGCAAAGGATGTTTATAGTAGGGCATTGCATGATATTAATCAGGAACACCAGACTAAAGACCGTAAGGAAATTGCAGAAGAATTTGCAACTAATTTAAGAAAGACCATAGGTGATGAGAATTTTGATAAGTTGTCTAAATCAGTTCGTAGTCGTAGAGGTCGCCGTGATATTAAGATAGGTGAGCAAGGTCGCAGTCGTAGAAAGAGAGGTGGTAAAACTGGTACGCATAAAACGAAAAGTGAAAAGAACGGTTAGAATTTTAAGTCAACCGCTATAAAAGAACTAGGGCCCCGAAAGGGGTCTTTTTTTTATTCCAGTGGAATTTGTTCATTGCGAATACTTCCAGTAAATTTATTATTAGTGGTGTTATTTACATTTGTAGTATTATTAACTAGAGAAGTAGCAATTGTACTGTTGATTGCATCTTGTCTACCTTCCCTATTCCTTTCCAATTCTCTAGTTGCAGTAAGAACAGCTCCTGCAGGAGTGTATGGAGTCATGCCGAGTTCAGCTGATCTCATTTGAAGGTCTATCATTTTATGAAGAATTTGTACGTCATCTAATTCTTTTAGAATTCTAATAGCATCTTTGAGTTTACTACCGACAACATCTTTCGCGAATTGTTTTATTACTCCTGATAGTGAGGATAGACCAGTTCTTAGTTTACCAATTTTATCAACTCTATCTATAAGATTAGCCAAACCTTCGCTTGCAACTCCTAGTGCTAG